CAACGGTAAAGCCGTAGCGCCCGTCGTCGATAGCCATGTTCTTCACCACCAGGGTGCGGCCCGGGGCCCAGCCCACCATCCACAAATGCGCGGGGTAGTGATTACTGAGCGTTTGCGCAGCCAGCTTGGCAATCAACTCCATCTGGCTGTTTTCAGCGTCTGCGTGCGTGACGTCTACGGTGGCGATTTCTGCTGTGTTGTCTAGCATGGGTCACTCATACATTATGTTTATCACAGAGGGTGCGTCAAATTGGTCACTTCCTGTCCAACCAATTTCAACTTCACCCAGCGCAGCTCCAAGCGTTGCCTGCCCAGCAGAAGAATTAACAACCGCTTTTGAATCAGAATAGATGTTTGCGCGGTATACCCACGTATTTCCGTCGACAGTTTCCAAAACCATTGAACCGCATCGTTCTACACCCGCGCCAGCGGCGTTTGTGGGCTCAAGAATAAAGAGACCAACGGATGTTTCAAAATTGACTCCAGTGGCGCTACCATTCATTGCACAACTGCGATACGCTGACGCCGCAACAGAGGAAGCAGTAAAGATTTTTGCAGTCAACAAATCCGTGCCGGAGGAGCTTACGCGGTCAAACAAAATGGTGACTCGCTTTGCCCAGGAAGGAATTCCGACAAATCTTGCAGTGGTGACTGCCGTAAGGGTCTGTTTTGTTTCAAGAACCAACGCCTTCTTCCGCAACGCATCCGGCGTGATCGCCCGCGTCGCGTCGGTGCCGGCCTGAACCTCGGCGTCGGTAGCCAGTTCCACCACGCCCTTCACAGAATCGGTAGCGTCCGGCACCAGCGTACTGAGGGCAACGCTCTGCCATACCGAACCATTTGAATACAGTACGTTGCCCGAGATGCCTGGGGCCGATAGTCCCGTACCGCCATTGGCTACCGGCAGCGTACCACTTACATCCGTAGTGAGTACAACCTTACCCCATACGGGCAGCGTGCCTGTACCGGCTGACCGCAGCACGTTATTTGCCACCGCCGCAGGCAAGCGCCCCAGCGCCGTGGTGGACGTGGCGTAGAGCAAGTCCCCCACTACAAAGGCGCTCTGCCCCGTACCGCCTGACGTTGCCGCCAGCGGCGTGCCCAACGTGAGACTTGAAAGGTTAGCCGTATTGACGTTGTCTACCGTCCACACCACTACGCCCGCAGCGGTGCGGAGTTCCAGCTTGTACGCGCCAGACCCCAGCCACACCTCGCACTCTCCGCGAGAGTTGAGCGTAAGCGGGTGCGCGGCGGGTGTGGTGCCGGTGGAGTCTGTGTAGGTGTCAAGCGGAGTGGTGGTGCCCGCCGCGAACGCATACACTTTTCCCCCCACCAGGGGATTGCCATTGGCATCAAAGAACTGGAGCTTGGGCGACGGTGATAGCGAAGCAGTCATGGCGAGCCAAGATTGGGGTTGTAGATGCCGGAGCGGCCACGGTCCGTACTGTCAAAGCCTCGGCCGTTCCCAAACTCGTAGACGTTGTGGTCCGGCGCGGCGTATTCGCTACCCCAGGCACGCTCCACCAACTGCTGCCAACTCTGCGTGGAGCTGGTCACCTTGCTGCGGATTTGCCGGGTGGTGTTGGCGGGGGCGGGTGTAGTCATATGCCGGGTAGTGTACTATGTGTACTCGGGCTCGAGGTAGCCCACTTCTCGCAAATTGGGGGCGTGGGGCTCCAGGTCGTAGATGCGGGAGACGGCGTCCACAAGGTCCTTGGCCCCGCCGTAGGGGAAGAAGTGAATCTGCATCTTCAGCTCTTTGCTGAGATCGTAGATGTGGTTGGCTTCGTCCTTGCGGCGGATGGGCTGCGCAATGCGGTGCGTGTAGCCCGTATTCTTCATCCTACGTTGCGTGGCGGTGAGGTTGTCCTCGTCCGTGTTGTAGGGCAGGTAGAAGCGGTGGCTGCGCAAGTCAGGCCCCAGGCGCTGTACGCGGTCAACCTTGGAGCCCTCGCTGTCACGGGGCCACATCAACTCCTCAATGGGGAAGTGCCCGCCCTCGTTGGGCTTGGCCATCTGCTCGCGGAAGTAGTCCAGGTCAGCCTGTGCGCCAAAGGACTCGTACCCCACCTTGATATTCTGCACGCCGGGGGCACGCTTCCAGCGGTGGTACATCTGCGCGGTGCGGGTCCAGCGCTCGCGCAAGTCCATCTTGTGGTTGAAGCCATCAAGCAGGTACTTGTTCAGCGCGTAGTCCACGCCAACGACGGCAATAGCGGTCTTGGCGCTGCCCTTCTTCTTACTGCGGGCGGGGTCCACCATAATGTAGACGTTGAGCACCTCGGGCCGTACTTCGTATACGCGGAGGTCCTCAATGTCAAACATGCGTTGCTGCCCAGCCAGGGGATTCTGCAGCATCTGGCAGGAGATGGTGGCTTCGCCTTGGTCGCGTACCTTCTTGTCCCAAGTGGTCTGGTCAAACAAGACGGGGCGGCCCGTGATGGTGCCGTCCTCAGTGGCGGGGTGCATGCGGACGATGACTGACTTACGCTTAATCATCTCCTCGTAAGTGTCCGCGTAGCTGTACCGCGTGCCGATGTGCCACTTGCGCCCACCGGCAGTGCCCAGGTTATCGCTAAGTTCCCAAGCCTCGGTGGTCTTCTGAATCTGCTCGGGCGTAGACACCGACTCGCGGGTGACCACGTCATCGTAAACCATGAGCGCAAAGTGCTTGGACGTGGGCTGGCCGTCTACAAGCCCGTGGGCCTCAATAGTGTTCTCCTTGGGGTTGGAATTACGCCGCACCGTAATGCCGTTGTCCAAGCTCCAGGAGGGGGCCTCACGCTCCGCGTTGGTCCAGAACAGGTTGGGGAACAGCTTGCGCAAGTCCTCATTGTTCTCGAACTCTTTTTGTATCTGCCGTAGAAACGCCTTTGCAATCGGCTTGGTGTGACTAAAGAGTCCGATAGTAATTTCGGGGTCGTTGATTACCTCCTGTATGATGCCCGCGAAGGTAATGATGGTGCTCTTGTAATGCTCTCGGGCCCAGAGGTCGAGGTGACCGTCCCGGGCGCACTCTACCTCCCGCGTGCGGGCGTACAACCAGGGGTGGATTGCATCCGTACGGTGCAGAACTTTGATGAGCAGGTAGTACCTGTCATTCTGCGCAAGCCAGGGCTTGATTTTGTCGGAGGGGAAGCTGGTCTCCAATATCTGCCAGAAGTCCGCCACGCTGTGGAACGGGGCGTCCATCAACGCTTGGCGGACTTCAGGCGTCATTGTTCACAACCTCCACGGCACCCATCTTCTTGGCGAGAACGGCGGCAAACTTGCTCATCACGGCGTCAACCTGTCCCTGCTCGGTGGGGGATGGGGGTGGCTTGTCGGTGTCCTCAAACACGCCCTGAATACCAAACGCCTGCCGCTCGAGCAGCACCAGCGTCTTCAAGCTGTCTGACAACCGAGACATGACGCGGCTTTTGGCGTCCAGGTCAAGCTCTTCGGTGGATAGCTGGCTAAACATCTCTCGGCAGACATTACGTGCTTGCTTGATGTCCTTACGGTGGGTGGAAAGCACCTCCGCTTGCATCTCGGTGTTGACGCGCTCAATGACCTCTAGGCGCTGCTCGCGCTGCTCCTCGGCGCGGATGCGGTTGGCCAAGATCATATCGGCCGTCATCTTGGCGACGAGCTTGCCCTTGTCCCGCACCCAGCCGTGCGTACTGGCATGGGAAATGAGGGCGGTGGCGGACATGCCGATCATTACGGCGATGTCGGCCACGGGGGTGGACGTAGTTTCGTACTGGACCTGTGCCCAGTCCATGTCCCTATGGCGGGCGGGAATGAAGACTACTTTATCCTTCGCCACGCTTGACTACTCCATTTGCGATGGCAATGGCGCGGGCTTTGTTTTTCGTCTTTTTCAGAGTGGCGTTAGCCACAGCGGCCCACTGCTTCTTCTCTTTGGGGGTGTCCGCCTTCTTTGTGTGGCGGGATGCATCGGCCATAGTCCAGGGCATGGGGCGGCTCCTGTGCGGGGTGGGTGTAGCGGATAAGCGTAGTGTACTGCGGCGGCGCGGCTGAGTGTTGAAAAAATTTCTTCGATCGACTACCGGGCAGAAATTCTGGGGCATGCAATTTTTCAGACTTTAGGGCCTCAGAAGTTTAGATTTAATGTTTCGGCGGTTGGGGCCTCAGAAGTTTAGATACAGTGTTTCGGCGGCTGGGGCCACGCACGTCGGGTTTGGGACAGACGCCGCCGTTTACCCCCACAAAATCAAATTTTGGGGTCCGGGTTCTGGTCAGTCCGGTCCGGGGCCCCTGAACATTCGCGTCGGCTTATATTCGCGTC